AGGGTGTTATTGTTTTCTAAGGAGGAAACTATGATTAAATTTATCGAAAGAAACAAAGAGATCATTAGCACACTCAGTATCGTAGCACTAGTAACGGTTTTGTCAAACTCTGCTAATGCTATTTCAGATCTTGATACTAAAAACAACTTGAGCATAGAACAGGCTCAAACATTGGAAACCGCCTCGAAAGAGGTTTTTTTGGTTTCTAAAGCAAAAAAACTAGAGAGTTTTGAGAACAAGGTTTCTCTGACTGATTTGGAACTAAAGGAACTTCTGTCCCTAGTAGGCTTTAAGGGTAAAGACCTTATCGTTGCTTGGGCGGTGGCTAAAAAAGAGTCTAATGGGCGACCACTGGCTTTTAATGGCAATCACAAGACTGGTGACTCGTCTTATGGTATGTTCCAAATTAATATGATTGACAACCTTGGTCCTGACCGTAGAGATAAGTTTGATCTTGACTCTAATGCTGAACTATTCAATCCCGTAAAAAATGCAGAGATTGTATTTTACATGACAAACGGCGGAGAAGATTGGTCTTCTTGGAAGGGTATCACCCCAAGAACTAAAACTTGGATGAAGAAATTTCCTAACTAATTTCTTCTTGGTGGCATACCAAAGCCACGGTTTTCAATAACCACATGAGAAGAATAGTCTGGTATAAAAACTAAATACTTAGAAGAAAGCCCAGTATGTTCAACAAACTGCTGGGCTTTTTCTATTGGCACATCTAGTTGTCCAGACATAAGCATGGACAGTCTATCCGTAGATTTTTGTACATGTTCCCAGTAATACTCTTTTCTTTCATCTGCCCAAGGCCTTAGTGTTTGTCTTGTTATGGTTCCATTTGGCTGCCTATGAGACTGGTGATGAAAAACATCTCTTGTTCCTATTGAAAATATGTCCCAGCCTGCTGAAAAAGTTCTTAAAGACAAACAAAACTCTTCAGTATTAAATGACTCATGTTTTGATATACCAACTTCCTCAACCCAAGACTTTGGTGCTAAAAGGTAACAGCAGGTGGCCCAGAAAGACCTAACCTCTTTGTCTATTTCTAATCTTTCATAGGCTGGAAATGTAAATCCTGGGATCAAAGAAGAGTAATTGCTTGCAAAAATAGATGTAGTGTTTCCAGTTTCGGTATTAATAACTCCGTCACTAGATATTTCATAATCTGCTGGCGCATATGCAATTATAAATTTATCATTATTCTTTTTTATTCTTTCGTATCTTTCTATTGCCAAACCATCCCAGTTGAATGAAGCATAGGTATGTGAGTCAAATTGTATAAAATAGTCGTAGTCTATATCTACATTTGAGGCTAGATTTCTTGCCCAGCCTAAGCCACCACGGTACTGAGACAAATCATAATGAAGGTATCTTATTTGATCGTCTGGAATAAAAGAAAAATCAAAAACCTCTGTGTCTTCTGAAACTATAGAAAAAAATAACTTATCCTTATTGCTTGAAGAATCCCATAAAGATTTTATGGTGAAATAAAACTCTGGGTCGCAATAGTTGACGACGCTAACTAGTAGTTTATTGTACATCTTTATTTCTTATGTGAGTATAAAGATACTCTGGGCCTTCCGTAAAATACCAGTGGTCTGGTTCACAAAAGAAAAAGAAAGCATTACAAACCAGGTTATTATCAGGATCTGGGAACTCTTCTCTCCAGTGCTCTTGGTCATTTCCGTATGTCATCAATGCATCATTTTCTTCTAGCAGATATGGTTTTCCCTCTACCCAGATTTCCCAGGGAGTCTTTTGGAATACACAAAAGTTTATATGATATGTACAGGCATTGTCATCTTTATGTTTCCATAGTTTTGCTTCTTTACCCTCGTAAATTGACATCAGGCACCAAGAGGGTTTTAGCGTTTCTGACTCAAAATGATCTTTTGCAAAATCTGTTAGCATCTCATGAAATCTTTTTAACTCTTCCGTATTGGCCCATTGATGTCTGCCAAAAGATTCATCATAATTGGGCTGAGTCGACCACATTTTCATGGCATATTTCTGTAAATCTTTTAGTTCTTTTGGTGGAAGGATTGTTTTAATTATTTCAGGATCTTTTATATTCATTACCATTTTCCAATCGGACAAACTGCTTGTTCAAGTTTTGTTTTTAATTTCATTATACATCCGCACTTTTTACATTGACTTGTTAACTTAATTAGTTCTGGACATGCTTTGCAGATAGAATATCTTTCTTTTGCTTTTTCTTCATCTGCCCAATCTGTATTAGGGTTTACTATATCCCAAGGACGTGTATCTCCAAGATTTTGTTTCCATTGTTGTAAAGGGTTTAAATTTTCATTGTTTGTCATTGTTAGCCTCTTGTTTTGTATAAATTATCTATTAAAGTATATCATAAAAAATTTATATATTTATTAACTAATAAATTATAAAATAATTTTAAGCAAAGGCTCCCGCAAAGTTAGGGAAGAATGGTGGGAAGAATGGTGGGAAGAATGGTGGTGCAGGAGTTGGTGTGGGAGTTGGTGTGGGAGTTGGTGTTGATTCAAAGAATGGGAAGAATGGAGGGAAGAATGGAGGGAAGAATGGGGGGAAGAATGGAGGGAAGAATGGTGAAGCGGTGTAGCATTCTAAAGTTGTAATGTTTGTAGATACTGCACCAACTCTGTAACCACCATCAAGGGCGCACTTAGCGTTTAATGCATCTCCTGCTTCTGATGAGCCAGCATAATTTCCATTAACTATTGGGCTATCAGAACAGCAAGCATAATAAGTTGTTAAGGTGGGAGTTGGTGTTGGTGTTGGTGTTGGTGTTGGTGTTGGTGTTGGAGTACAATTTAGTTGAGTTAGTGAAGGACCACTAGTTAAGTTAACTCCTGCTTCACTAATACAGTACTGCTGTAGTCCTGTTGCTGCTGCGCCAGAGTTAGCATAGTTTCCTTGTGCTATAGATCCGTCAGCACAGCATCCATAATATGTTGTTACTGTAGGTGTAGGTGTAGGAGTCGGTGTTGGGGTAGGAGTAGGTGTTGGAGTAGGTGTTGGAGTAGGTGTACATCCTAGTGGAACATATGTAAGAGGGCTGTCTGTACTAGATCCAGCGTTGCAGGAAACAATTGTTGCTCCAGGATATAGTGCAAGTATATTATTTTGTGCTGTTGTACAGTTATAAGATGATGATGGATAGAATGCTGCTTCTCCTTCTCCAAGATAACAATAGGCTATCCAGTATCCAGGTGCTGCTGTTGTTGCAGAAGCAGTAGCGGTAGCATATACTGTTGGACTATCTTCTCCTGCCAGACTTGCACTAAGTGTATAGTTTGTTGCTGCTGTAAGGCCTGTTATAGTGGCAGTCCAACCATCAAATGAAGTTCCACGATTAATTGGTCCAAAATATCCAAAGTTTACGCTTCCAGATGCATTAACAACTATGGCTCCCATTTCATTATTTTCGGTCTCATTTGTAAGAACATAACTTCCACCAACAGTAATAGATGTTGCTGTAGTTGAAGTTACTGACATTGTTATACTGCTAGTAGCAACATAGTTCCACATTGTAAGGTTAACGCTTGTTCCTGATGAAACTGAAGTTCCTGCAACAGGAGACTGACTTTGCACCTTATCATTATTTGCAGGATTAGATGTAGTTGATCCAGTTAATAAACTTCCTACTGCCAATCCTGCACCAGTGATTGTAGATTGTGCTACAGCATTTGTTAGGCCAACAACATCAGGAACAATGATTAGTGTAGGAGTTGGTGTAGGAGTTGGTGTAGGAGTAGGGGTTGGTGTAGGTGTAGGTGTAGGGGTTGGTGTTGGTGTAGGAGTAGGGGTTGGTGTTGGAGTTGGTGTAGGAGTAGGCGTTGGAGTAGGTGTAGGAGTAGGTGTTGGAGTAGGAGTAACAAGTGATGAAAGAAATATTCCTATGCTACTTGGGTTACGGAATAAAGGACTCATGGTTCTCCTTTTTCCAACTAAGCAAACTTAGACAGAGATGCTAGACATGTAAAAGTAGCGTTGGCGGTTTTTCTTATTTGCAACATATATAAATCTGTTGCACTAACATTTCCTGCGCTTGGGGCTGTTCCACCCAGCCATTTAGGAGTAACTGCGTTACCGTCAATAGTGTATCCCGTAGCATAATATGCTGTTGATCCATTTGGAGATTCAAAAGTAACTGTAATAGATTCTCCAATACTCATTAAAGAATTCAATGTAACTGATGAACTGCCTCTAACATTTAAAGTATAATTTCCAGTAGCACTAGATGTGCGAATATTAACAGATGCAGTACTAACATCAAGATTTATAGTTCCAGTAGCAGCAGTTGCGGATATGTCTATTTTTTCTTTTGGAGATACTAGCAACAGTGAATCTGAAATATCAAACCTGTCTTCATCTGAATTCCAATCAATTCCATCTCCAGCCAATAATGAATATTCTCCAGTTACGCCATTGATTGCGTCTGTAACGTATGTGGTTGTGGCTAAAAGTGCTGTATTTACAATTCCGTGAACATTTGTAGTATCTGCTTCGTGTGCTGCATCTGCTGCTACAAGGTTTTGAAAATGTTTTGCAATTGATGGAGTTACAAGGTTTACTGGATTTGTATTGGCACCATCATAGATTTCTGATCCGTAGTGATAAAGTCTTAGCGCTGCTTGAATATCTGCTGGGTCTCCAAGTGCTGGGATTTTAGTGTTGAAGAGTCCAGTGCCATTTTGAGTACTGTCAATATTCTCTGCTGCCATTATAAATCACCCTTTTTCATTATACCACCGTAATAAATAAGTGAACCGTCTTAGAGCCTGTTATAGGTCCCCAAGTTCCGTCAACATATTCTACACCCTTTATTTCAAGCGGTAGTGCCAAGAATCCTTGGCTAGTTATAAGATCTTTTACTATAAGTGTTGTTGCTATTGGTCCAGCATCGACATCTGATGACGATACAGAGTATTGAATATTAAATCTTGAAGATGTAGCAGCATCTAATTCGGATAAGCCGTAGATTGTTGCAACGTTGATTGGTGGTATGGTTAGTTTTCCATCAGCAGCAGTAACAGGCTGAATTAAAGAATAATAATTTGTTTTTAAACTTACCAAAGGAGTCCACTGCAAGGATCCCCCAGTAGAAACTTTTTGAAAAACTGTTTTGTATGTTGTAGATGCGGTCTGATAATCTATTGCAATATCTAAAGCCTGTGTTTCTTGTACAATCGTAGAGGCAACGTTTGAATCTCTAGGATCTCCAAGAACGCCAACAATTATACTACCACGATCTCCTTGTGGGCCGATATCTAGGTCAAGACTTACTGTTTCTGGACCACCAAAAATTGTTAAGTCATCATTTGATAATAATATATCTGCCATTATGCTCCTGGCTGGGTTGCAGACGTAGCGCCTGTAACCTGATCTGTAATTGTTATTGTTCCAGTCAATAGAGTTTGAACAATTTCGTATTGTCCACTTCCTGATGACCCTGCAGGTTTTCTTACTTCAACGTCATAAACATATTCTGTTCCAGCAACTAAAGTTGTTGAGTCTGAAGGTCTAATCGCACACTGAACAAATGTATTATCATCTGAAACTCTAGCAAAACATCGTATTGGTGATGCAGGTGTACTAACACCATCTATGAGTCCTACTGGGCCACGGAATCTAGCAATTGTAAACTGAGCACTATCATATGGGGCTGAAGAATCTGTGACATCATCTGGGGTATTTGCAAAATTTGTTGGTACATAAAACTGACTTAAATCAAAAACCGTTCCATCGTTCTTTTTCGGGTAGATACGAAACTCAAAGGTATCACCCTTATAGTAATCAAAGTCATAGGTTGCTGGAAATGCCATGGTTTTATTATACCACGCTGACGTAGACAGAATTAAAGATTACAGATGCATCAAAGTCTGTTCTAATCTGAGGAACTGCCCCATTACCCCACATTGCTTGATCTTCTATAAATATCTGCTGAGTGGTAGAAAGACTATATGTGTTTTGATACTTAAAAGATCCTATCAACTGAACAAATTCCTTATCCTTGCTTGGGAAATAGGTTCTTAGCCAAACCTCAGTATTAGCAGTATAGGTAGTTATTTCAAAGTTGTATGTTACAAATACTTGGGATCCTTCTTTGATGCCGTGGAAGTTTAAGGCTCTTTGGTGGCTATTCCAGAGACTGGTACAACCTTTAGGAAGATATTTTTCATTTTGAATTTTATCCTTTGTGTCAAGAATAAGAGTTACCCAGCCATCATCTCCTTGAGAAATACCGAGTTTTGTTGATTTGTCAATATCGTTTGTGTAGGATGCCCAACCTGACTGCTGGCCTGAAGATGATAAAGAACTTAAACCATCTTTTCCCGATGGTCCTTGTGGACCCCTTGGTCCCACTTTTCCTTCTGGACCTGGCTCTCCATTTCTACCTTCAGGTCCTTGTGGTCCAACTGGACCTGGGAGAGGAAGAAAAGACAAAGTGTTATCTGGAGTATAAGTTGCCTGTCTTTGCTCTACTTGGGCAGCGTAGGAAGACTTTTTTGCACCAGGAAAATCCATTGATTTAGAAGCAGCCATATGGCCATTATCTCACGGGATTAAGTCAGTCACTCAGTAAATATACTAAATCTTAGTGTAACCGTAATAGACAGTTCTTGATGAACCGCTAGTGTTAGCAATAGTAAAATCAAATCTATTGCTGGTATTCCCCACATAAGTAGCATCTGTGTTAATTGTTCCAGCCACACCTCTAATTTGATTAGGTATTGCTGTTATTAATAGAGGGCTTCCACCATCAGTGTAGTTCCAAGCATATTGAGATCCTATTGCTGGCACATTAGTATTTGTTACGGTTACTGTAGCATTCCAAGCAATAATTCCATTTGGAATATTGCCTTCGACCCACATTGTGTAAGTGCCACTTGACGGAAGTGTGAAGTTGTAAGTGTTGGTTCCTGTAGTAACAGTCCAAGAACCACTATTTTTAGCAACA